CAAAATAATAAAGTTGTGAGGCAAAAATGGGGTCATTGCGACCCCACCGGTTACGCAGCTTCGTTTAGAAGTTGCGGTTTACTGAAGTTTAGTTCTTTGCTAAATTCAATCTTGCGTGGTTTCTTGTGGTCAGGAATTACATTCTCTAAACCGATTTTAAGAATACCATCTTTGAATTGGGCACCACGAACCTCAATACTTTCACTCAGTCTAATCGACTTGGTAAAAGAACGAGTAGCAATGCCACGATACAAATATTCCACTTCTGTTTGGTCTCTCTTTTCACCCTTAACGACTAGTGTGCCGTCTTGAAGTTCAACATCAATTTCATCTTGACTGAAACCAGCAACAGCCATTTCAACGACATACTTGCTGTCATCGATTTTGATGATGTTGTGTGGGGGAAAAGATGTATTGCGTTGTGGTGCAGTACCTTCAACAAGTTTTTCCAACTCATTGAACAGGTGGTCGAAACCAACAAATTGTGGATATAGTGCTGTTAAGCGTGTCATAGTTTTCTCCTTTTAAGCGAGTTACAAAATTAGTGACCCCGAAGGCATCACATTTCTATTTATCCTGGACCTCAAAGGCATTCAGGTTAACTAGAAATTCTCTCTGAGGGTTCTCTTCTTTGAAAACCTTCACAAATGTTATGTTCTCTGACGATACAGTCTCTTTGATATTTCTTGTATAGACAATATCACCAGAGTATCTGTTCTTTAACTTCACAATTTTTTCTTTCACATTTTTCATAATAAAATCTCATATCAGTAATCGGTTTTCTTTTTACCGATGTTGTATTTAGTAACCAACTGCCATTCATCTTTCTCTTTGAATGAGATAATTTTTATCTGATGCAGAGGTGCAATGTTGTCTGTCATTACTTGTCGATTGACAATCTTAACGAGACCCCACTCTTCTAACAAATTGGCGATAGCATTTCTACGAGAAATATCATTATCATCAATAGTAGCCTCTTTACCATCTAAGGCAAAAAGTTCTTTAAAGTGGACAATATAATATTGTCCCTGTTTGTGTAGAATATGACAAGATTGATACAGGACTTTTTCTTTGCGTGAAGATACCCCAATACGGGTTAGTGTTTCTCTTACTTTTAAAAAATCATCCTGCTCTTTCAATGTCACTTCAATGAAGCTGTTCAAATCATTCATTTTCCGCCAATATCCGTTTTTCTTTTTAGTTCTTGGATTTGTTCATCACTAAGAAGGCGAAGTGCCTCACGGGCTTTGGAATTTGAATAGCCGAAAATTATCTTGATACATTCTATATCTTCACTTTTTTCAGATTTAGCCCACTTGGTGAAAGGTCTTTTGCGAGACCTAACGGTATTTAGTAAAAAATCATTTTGCATTTTGGCATCTACATGATGCCTTGTGTTCATCTCATTAGCAAACAAAATGCAATCTTTATGATACGAAAGCGACCGGTTAGTCAGAAACGGAACATACTCTTTCTCTGTAAGGTCATCAACAATTAACTGTTGTTTACCTTGCAAAATTTGGTTTACAAAGTCGAATGGTGTCATGGTCAGTACTTTGAAATAGTGTACTTACGCATCTCAGCCATGTACTCATCAGAGACTTGCTCGACTGGGACAACAGCATCTTGTACGATGTTAACCAAAAGCATTTCACGACCATCTTTAGTATTGTATTTTCTAATCAAAAACTCTTGCGGGTTCACTTTGAAAATCCAACCTTCCCACTTGTATGAATGTGATGGAGCCGGCACTGCTACAAAATACAACTCATCTACACCACGACACTTCTTCAGTTGATTGGGTTTGAATGTAAAAGCATTCTGCATGATAAAAGGAACTTGAGTCTTCACCTCAATCTTCTTACCATCACACACCAAATCTTTTTCTCTATCATACGGGTCGATTGATTCTTCAACAACAAGACCTTGTCTACTGAGATAGTTGACAACAATCTTTTCACCCATACGACCTAACCAATCCATCTTCTGTTCGTTGTTCATACAAACTCACAATCTGCCATGATTTCAATTAGACATGCCACCACATTAATTTCAGTGTCGGCAACGAATGCATTCTTGTATTGATAGTCAGCAAGAATCAATACTGCACGAGGAATGCTTTGTGGTTTTATCGAATCATAAAGTGAGTCATAGATTTTACGAAAGAAAGTTGTTGGGTCAATGTCATTGCTACCAACCCATTTACGAATCGATGTAAAGTCTTTCTCTTTCATAAACTTGATGATTTCAGAAATTGAAACATCTTGAATCTGAGCCAGAAGACCTGTATCAATCTTTCCAAATTTAGAATATCGTTGTAGTTCATTCAGTACACGGCGAAAGTCTGGAAAGTGTTTCTTGATGATTTCAACAACCACCTTGTTTTCATATTCGATGTGTTCTTTCTCACCAAGAATGTTTTGAATTCTCTTAAAGAAAGCACCAGCCATCTTAGCCCGTTCACCATTCTTCAAAACAAATTCAACAACAGCACAGCGAGAGTGCAATGGCTCAATGATTTTGTTTTTGAAGTTACAAGTAAAGATGAATGAACAATTAGAAGAATACTCTTCAATTGCATTACGCAAAATTGCTTGTGCGTTTGGTGTCAGATAATCAGCCTCATCAATGATGACAACTTTACGACCACCTGCCATCGACATTGATGATGCATAGTTTCTGATTTTGTAACGAATAGTGTCAACACCATTCTCATCAGAGCCATTGATAATCATGTAGTCACAACCAATCTCTTCACACATGGCTCTTGCAATTGTAGTTTTACCTACACCTGCACCACCAGTCAAAAGAAGATTAGGTATGCTACTCTGTTTAACATATTCCTGAAATGGTTGTTTCAACCTATCAGGAAGGATACACTCTTCAACCGTCTTAGGGCGATACTTCTCCACCCATAACATATGTTCTAACATTCAAATTCTCCATAATAAAATAATTCATATCAAGATTCAATAGCAACTCTGTGCCATTCATCACCAATTTTCATCCACAGGCGATTGTCTTTACCAACAGTCATAGAAACCTTATGAGTAACTTCTTGGTTCCAACCATTGACATAAAATGTATTTTGACCTATAGTTGGTTCTGGTGCTTTAGGTTTCT